TGTTCCAGTTGTCCCGGATGTTCCAGTTGTCCCGGATGTTCCAGTTGTCCCGGATGTTCCAGTTGTTCCAGATGTTCCAGTAGTTCCAGATGTTCCAGTGGTTCCATCAACTCCAGATGTTCCAGATGTTCCAGTGTTTCCACTTGTTCCAGATGTCCCACTTGTTCCAGCAATTCCAGGTGATCCTGAAACTGCAACATCCCAATCCGCATATGTTCCAGTTCCGGTTACTGTTGTAACATTAACAACTAATTCTCCAGTTGAAGAATTATATGATGTTACACTACCTTCCATTTTATTATTGTTATCGTAAACTATCAATGCGTTCATACCAGCAACCCATGACAATCCCGTATCAATAGTTAGAGTCTTTGTTCCAGTTGATAATACGAGAGATGTTGATGATGTTGAAGTGTATTTATCTCCAGATAATCCACTACTGCCAGATGTTCCGCTTGTTCCGGTAGTTCCAGATGTCCCGGTAGTTCCAGATGTTCCACTTGTGCCAGTTGTCCCGGATGTTCCATTTATACCTGATGTTCCAGATGTTCCAGTGGTTCCCGATGTCCCACTCGTGCCAGTAGTTCCTGATGTTCCAGTATTTCCACTTGTGCCAGTTGTCCCGGATGTTCCATTTATACCTGATGTTCCAGATGTTCCGCTTGTTCCAGTAGTTCCGGATGTTCCAGTGGTTCCAGATGTTCCAGATGTTCCAGTTGTTCCAGATGTTCCAGTTGTTCCAGATGTTCCATTGATACCGGATGTTCCATTGATACCGGATGTTCCATTGATACCGGATGTTCCTGATGTCCCATTAACTCCAGATGTTCCGCTTGTTCCAGTAGTTCCGGATGTTCCACTGGTGCCAGTGGTTCCGGATGTTCCACTGGTGCCAGTGGTTCCGGATGTTCCATTTATACCTGATGTCCCGTTGATACCTGATGTCCCGTTGATACCGGATGTCCCGTTGATACCGGATGTCCCGTTGATACCGGATGTCCCGTTGATACCGGATGTGCCACTAAATCCAGATGTTCCAGATGTTCCAGATGTTGATCCACCACTTGTCCCACCCGTTCCAAAAGTTCCACCGTTTATTATTGCATTCTGTATGGTTACAACACAACCATCCCATTTAATATATGATTCACCACAAGTGCCGTTATTACAATTTCCACCACCCGATGTTCCTGATGATCCAAATGTTGGGTTATATGAACCACTCCATCCCAATAAAAATGTTGAACTATTACCCAATATATTCAAATTAAAATTAGATGGTGATGCACCAAAATTCAATAATGAACCACATTCATTTATCATATTGATTGAGGAATTAGAAAAGGATCCACTTGATTGATTATATGGATTTCCTGTATTCAATCCCCATCCAAAATTTGAAAGTATTGATGGATTTAATATAGCTTGATTTATACCACCATATCCATAAGATTGAATTGCAGATCCAGATGTAGTTGCTGATCCACTTTGTTGTATGTTAGCAAATAATTGAACACCGCTTGAACTATATGGAGATAAAAATGTTGATCCAGTAATTATGTTGTCATTACCATATATGTAATGATTACCACCTTCTATAAAAATGTTTGAATCTTCGGATGTTAAATTTGATTCTTTTAATGTATCGTTAAAGTATTGAACTTTGAAATCCCAATACTCCAATTTATGTTTTTGTTCAAATGGGATGTATAACTTTGTTCTATTTGGGGTAAATCCAGGATCTAAAACTTCTTTGATTTTTATATTTTGTAAAACAGTATTATCTTGTATAAGAAACTTCAATACACCATTTCCATCAGTATCAGGTTCTACTTGTATCTGATGCTTAGATTTTTGTGCAGGATTTTGATTGTTTGATAAATCAATATATCCTATATTTTTACCATATTCATCGGTTGGAATAAATGCACTACCGGATAAATAAATATCTAATCTCGGTGTTTCATTAAAAGCCTTGCTACGTTGAATTAAGTAATCAAACTCCAAAGCATATGTTGTGTCTCTATAAAAAGATGAACTGGTTTCTAATTTCTGTTGTAAAATTATTTTTTGATCAGAAGAAACTAATCCAAGAGGCAGTATAGAAATTCCTGTAAAACTTGGATTAGTTTGGTTGAATAAAATCGATGCAGTGGGTGCACCATTTATAGATACTGTGTCCCAATACTTAATTTTATTGAGAGCTACCGATCCAGAAATACCTGCAGTTTGAATTGGAACTGCGGGCTCAAATACACCAATTTCAACATTTATCAAATCCCCATCATCTTTAACCAAAACATTTTTAGGAGGAACATTGCCGTCATATAACAATTTATATTCAGATCCAGGTTCAAGTGAACTCTTTCCGAAAACTTTTATTCTAGATACAAATCCAGATGAAGGTTCCAATCCATCTATATCAAGTTCAAGATAGTTGTTTCTATTTTGAGTTATATTTTTATTACTAACACTTGACGGATATACTATTTCATATGGTTGATTATCTGATGTTAATATGTTCTGAATTTCACCGTTTACACCGTTTATCATCAATTCATCACTTAGTTTTAATGTTGATGATCCTATAACATCTACTATACTTGCAGTAAAATTCAAACTTGCAGTTTGAAATGATATGATAGGAACGGAAGATTCAGCAATATATGGAAAGGATATAGTTGAACCTATGAAATTTTCATTAAACGTTCCGTTTGAAATAAAAAATAAAGGTTCACCGGTATAGTGTGAATATGATCCAAAACCACTCGAAGAAGCTATTCTACCAGAATTAAATTTTTCTTCTATTATAGAGTATTTCTTTTCTCTTGCAGTTATTTTTGGATTTTCCAAAAAAATGATTGGAGAATCGTTTCTGTATTTTGCATTTATAGAGAAATTATGAGTGTATTTTATATTGTTTTCTACAATATCAGAGTCTTTCAATCTAACAAGAGAAGAATCTACTCTTGATGTTCCAACAAATGTTATTGTACAATTACCAACAGCAACATCACGATAAACATGAACTGCTATGAATAATTTGTTAGCTTCGTCTTGATAATTAACAAACTCGTGAAAAACTGCCTCACCATCGGCATCCAATATCTCAATGAAAATAGGGCGACTTTTTACTAAATTGTTATAGTTTGGTTGTATATTGAATAAATTTTTACCAGATGTAAAGTATTCGGGCAGACTTATTATGTTAAAAAAATTCGGAGAATTTTCTTGTGAATCAATAAATTGAGTCTGTTTGTTTATTAAATCCCGTTTTATCCGTCTGTAATAATTCATCCTATCTCTCTATTTTAGAAAAACCGTTTTCCTTTTTAATTTCAATATGATTGTCTACCATATCACGAACACTATCTATATGTGATATAAGTATAACAAACTCGAATTGTGTTTTCAAATACTCCATGAACAGAGAGAAGTTTGCCATAATTGTTGGATCCATGACACCCAATCCCTCGTCTATGGCAATAAAGTTTGGTCTTGGTAAAGACGAAACTTGTATCAATGCTGTTCTGATTGCAAGTGATGAAATAAATTTTTCCATTCCACTTGACAATTCCAAATTCCAAAAACGGTCATTGTCATAAACAATATAAGTGTTTATACTCTTGCCATCCGTATCGAAAAGAACTTGAAAATCAACAATGTTTGCCAATATATTATTTGTTTCTTCTTGAATGTTTGGCAAAGCATTACTAATCAATTCATACGGAACACCGTTTCTATTTACCGCCTTCAAATAATAATCGTATGCCTCATATTCATTTTCAAGGTCCTTCAACTTTTGAATTGAAACTTCACATTCGTTTATTATTTTTTCACTAACCTTTACATTTCCGTTATATTCCAAAATACTTTCGTCAATTTTTTTAAGTTCAATCTTTAATGAATTATTTTTTTCATTTTCTAATTCATTGATTTCTGATTGTATCTTATTATTCTGATTGATAGTATCTTCATTTTCTTTTAACTTTTCAATTTGACTATCAATTACCGATAGTTCATCTTCAATCTTTTTTATATCTTCCTTGACAGAAAATATACTCTTTTCTATTGAGTAAATTTGTTTTTCATATTTGAAAGCACTATTTTCAAGACTGTGTAATTTTTCCAACTCGGAATATACGGATGAACTTTTTGAAAATTCGTCTTCAAGATGTTTTATCTCGAAAATCAATTCATCACGGTCTTGTTCATAACCCCATATTAGTGATTTTGCTTTTTCTGCATCTTTTACAAATACATTATTTACACAGAATTGACAGTTTGGATCATACTCATGGTCTTTCAAATTATCAATTTTATCTTGACAATGTTGGACTTTCAACTTTACACTTCTTAAATCAGCTTCAAATTGTGTAAGTTTGTTTCGGACATCATCAACTCTTTCCTTATTTTTCATAAGAGTTTCTTTGTCAAACTCTTTCGTCAAACCACTATATTTGTCATATGATGATTTGGCATCGGATAATTCATCTTCTAATGATGTCAATTCTTTTGTCAAATCAGTTATCTTTATATCTAATAAATATCTCTTATCCAATAATGATTGGACAGATTTTGAAGAAAAATTGTCATCAATAGGGATAAGTTTCTTGTTTAGTTCTGATATTGTATCTGTTAATTGTTCTATTTTCTTTTCAATATATCCTTTCTGGTCTACCGTTTCTTCTAACAAAACCGTATTTGCTTGATGAATACCATTTGCTTCGGCAAGTTTTGTAGAATAATCATGTTTCTTAAATTCCTTTACTAATGCCTGCAATCCCTTTACTTCATCAGTTGCAATAGTATTTAGTTCTTCAAACAGATTTAAGTCAAAGAATTGTGCCAATAAATCCTTCCTATCCTTCTGTGCCTTATCAACAAAGTTAGTATTATTACCTTGTAATGACATTGCAGTTAAAACAAAGTCATCGTAAGTTCCGATATATTTACGAATTGCATAATTTGTTGTATCTCTGTCCTCACCATTCAAAGAAACCAAATCACCATTTTCTTCATACCAAAAATCTACATTAACTTTTACATTTCCTTTCTTTTCTTTTGTTGCAACTCTCTTAATGTAATAATTTTTATCACCAATCATAAAATGTAATTTACACTGGAAGTTTTCTTTCTTATTATTAAGAACTTGTGCCGCCTTAAATGTTCTGGAACACTTATCGAAAAGACAAAACATAAGAGCATCAAGTAGAGAAGATTTACCACTAGCATTTGGTGCAAACAATCCGTATATCCCATTCATGTTAGAGAAATCAATACGATTATCCTTACCATAAGAAAACATATTATCAAATTCAAATGACATTGGCTTCCATACAAGGTTACGAACAACATCACTTTCTGATAGTTTTGTGTTTACATTACGATTTATATTTCTTATCTTTTCAAGTGTTTCGTCTGATACTGAAAATTTATCACTTACATAATCAGTTATCAATTTATTCTGATATTCAACATCACGAATTTTACCGATTGGATTTACTTTCGTTTGAACACTACCATTGCTGGAACCAACAAGATGTTGTGTTCTGATGTCTATAACATTCGTCATGGATTTCAAGTCTGTCATTATCTGATTGACTTCGGAATGTGGTGTATTTGTTATTCTCAAACGAATTGAATTGTATTTTGTAAACTTTGTTGGTAGTTTTTTTATTTTACCATTTTCAACATCAATAGTGTGATATGACCAATCGTTTTCAATTTCAATGAACTTTGATTTCTTATTTTTAATATCCCATTCAATTATACCATGGGTCAATCCCTCACCATAGTTTTGTTGAATGAGTGAACCAGCATAAGCAAACTTCCCATCTACATCGAGATATTGAAACTTGTGTATATCACCGAATAGACCATAATCAAATCCGTCAAACATTTCAACCTTTACTTGATTGTGTTTCATAAGAACACCGGCATCGGTTGCAGCTCTATCAACAGGTCCGTGATATAGAACTATTTTTGTTTTATCACCACTAACATCTTTTGCTAAAATAAAATTTTCAGGATTTTCATAAACAGAATTTACAACAAAATCAACATTTTCAAGTTCATATACACCAGTTTCTTTCAAATAAAAAAGATTATTGAAATCATCATTGATAAGAGAAACTATCGGTGAAAGTGCATCCATCCTACTCATATTGTTAAGGTTACAATCGTGATTACCTGCAATTAAAATCGTTGGAGCAATCCTTGAAAGTGTATCTAAAAATTCAGTAACCATTGAAACCAATTCAGGTGTCATATCTGTTTTTGCATGAACAATATCACCCGCAAGATAGATTATTGTATTTTTATTTTCTTCAACTTTTTTTCTACAAACATCATATACCTTTTGGAATACACTACGATATTCCTCATGTCTTTTAAGATTACGAATATGAATATCAGCAATATGAATAATTGTATCTACTTTAGCAAGTGATCCAACCCACAATGTTTCTTTACGCATACATTATCCTTTGTTTAATAATATCATAACTGTCTGTGGGTTTCGTTTCTTGTTTAACACCAACAAAATCTTTGAAACCCATTTCATTTATATCTTTCTGTTCCATCTTAACCATTGACACTTCGATACCTTCACACAGTAGTTTCGATGAAATTTTTATAGCATCATTTATTGCATCACTATCAAGTGCAACAATTACTTTTGGTGGTTTACGCAACAATATCTTTTCCATAAGTCTTGGTTGAATTATTTTGCCGAATAATGGAATTGCATTGTATCTGGCAGTAATTGCATCAAAGACACCTTCAACAAGTGTAATCGGTTCTTCCCAATTTATGAAACTCTCAAATCCAATAACATCTTTACTCCATTTTGGATTTTTATATTTTAATATATCTTCTTCAAAGATAGAACGAGAAACAAAAAAGTTTAGATTGAAATTGTCATCGTAGGATGGAACTATAATTCTGCCAGAATAGTTTCCACTCGGACAATAACCAATGCCATATCTCAAAATATCTGTTCTACCAATTCCTCTTGATTTCAAATAATTCAATGCCTGTTTCATTTGCATCTTTATCTGAATATCTTTTATCTTTGGAAACTGATAAAGACTGATAAATTCTTTTGGTAAAACTAATTCTTCTTTTGTTTCTTTGTTATTCTGAATGTATAGATTTTTTGTTTTGAGGATTTTATTAAGGTCTTCTTGATATTGTCTACCAACTTTCAATTTCTTGAAAAGAGAAACTATACTTCTACCTTTAGCATTACTAACCCAACAATGCCATGGGTTTTCTGAATTGTTGTTTATTGATAAATCTATTTCAAGTTTTGGTTTGTAATGACTGATGAATGGTGAAAAGAACGAATAATTGTTGCCAGATGTTCTTCTACCTTTACCGAGAACTTTTTCTACAAGTGATAACAAATCGTAGTTAATCATAAACACACTTTATGTAAAATAATACTTGTCACAAATATAGTAAAAATTTGTGACAATTACAAGCAATCTTTCAACCAATCTTCCGGTATTTCTTTTTTTGCCCATAGCCAACCCTTCTTATCACAGTATTGAGCATAAGTTGTTTTACTTCCCTTGTATAACTTTGCATTAGGATTTTGGAATACAAAACGAATATCTATTCCAGGATATTGTTCAAATATAAGGTCAAATTTCAATCGGTCTGTCTTTACCCATCTACCCTTTGTTTCAACATACATTTTTTGACCAGATATTTTGGTTAGAACAAAATCTGGTGTATAGTTGTGTTTAGTTTCTGGTTGTATGTAGGATATTTTTTCAGTTTCATAACTAAATGATTTTTTACTTTCTTTCAACAAATCATTTACATTATCTTCCAACCCACTACGAAAACCATGCTTTATTGCAACCTGATTTCTACGCATTAAACATCAAACCTTACAATAACATTCATATCAACATCATCTCTTTTTTTCAATGCATTT